CTGTCATACATAGCCTGTGCCTCTGGTGTGGCCGCTTCTGCTGGCCCTACGCTGCTTTCATTTGTTGAAGACGCCAACAGTGCAGCTTCCAAGAACCCACGGCCATCACTAATATTGAGAGCATTTGCCAGTCGTTTAAACGCAGGCGTTTTAATCGCAGCAGCAATTTCTGGTTCAGACGCTGAGACTGCAAGTTTTTTAAATGTAGGACTATTTAAAAAGTCACCCGCCGCAGCAATTTTTTCTTTGCTGCTTTTATTTAAAAGCATATCACCTATAGTGTCCACGGCCATAGCCCCTGCTGGGCCTCCCGCCGCCTGACCCACGCCAGCGCGAACTACCCTGTTGCCCATAATTCCTTGGAATATTCTTTTTACAAGACCTTCAGCCGTCAATGCTTGTACAAGAGCCTGATTAGCCTTACCTGTCGTAATGACTGCCGCACGGCCCTGTGTAATCCGTTTAGAGATGTCATTAAGATCGTTAAAGACTTTTTCTGTTTCGGGGCCAAGCACTTTAATGACCCGTTCATAAACATCTTTGTTTGTCTTGAGCGCATTAAAAATTGACGAAAACTTGGCAAAATCAAACGGCCCATCAAATGCTTGATTATCAGACCTAGATATTGCGCCAAGTGCAGTTGCCAATGCCTCTCTCTGCATTTCTTGGGGAACTAATTTTAAAATCCTGTTTAGATTTGTAATATCTCCCTTTTTTGATCCCTGTGACATTGCTGTTGTTAAAACGCTGGCTATACTTTTTTCGCCATCTTTAGCAAAAAAATTAATCATACGTTTTTCTAGAGCTTTTTGTTTCGCCGTTGTTTGATTTGCCAAACGCAGTGTGGCTCTAGCTTCATCTCCACCAACCCTCTGCGCCGTTGCAAGATAATCTTCGGTTAATGCTCCATATATACGTTTTGCGGTTCCTATATCCATATCAGCATATTCGCCTTCACCTTGATTTACGGCTCTTCCAATGCTGGTTCTGAATTTTTTCAGTGCGGCGTAAGTCAAAGGCGTGTTTGGGTCTGTTAATTTATCGAAAAGAATTTTTTCTTTGCCTGTCAAGCCACCTACGCCGCCAAGGTCTTCAAGCATTTTATTCAAAAGCATCACACTATTTTGTGGCTCTACCAATGAGCTTGCTGGGACTGCTGCGTCAACTTCTTTGTACAACTCTTTTGCGGCTCTTTCTAACTCTGCTCTTGTTTGCAAAACAGTTGTTTTAATTCTTGCAGCCACTGTCGAAATATCAGGCGTGGCATCCATTTCTGCCATTACTTCATTGGCGCGTCTAGATGCAGCAACAACAACATTTCTAAAATCTGCTTCGGCTTCCGACCCTGCAATTGATCGGCTTAAACCAGCCGCGCTTTTTAGCTGTGTATTGTCGCTCAGAACGTCTGCTGGCACGTCAATGCCAAGGCGCTCTGCCGCTGCCGCTGCGTCTGGATTTACTTTGGCCGCTGCCGCTAGTGCTTCCGCTGCCTTCTGTGAACCTCTGCCGCCAGTGGAAGCCACACGAATTAACTCGCCCAACGCATCTGGAGTTAGAGTAGGTGCCGCCTGTGCTGCGGCCTGTGCTGCCACAGGAGCCGTGGGGGCCGCTGCAACGGGGACAGGGGCTTGAGCAGTACGCATTGCTGTGATCTCGTCAGGCGTAAACTGTCTAGCCACCTGTGCCTCTGTTATGCCGCCCACGCTTGGATTAACCATTTTACGGCCACGCATTAGAGAGCTTGGAGAACCCATAAAGGCGTCTGGCATTGCCATCATGTCACGCGCAAATCTTGTTGCATTTCCTTCGCTCATGCCTGCCTTCATAAACAGGTCTGCAATGCCGCCAATAACGTATCCAGCACCTTCTGAGGCGGTGCCTGCCACGGTTAACGCTGAATCACCAATAAGCTCCAAAGCCAATTGAACGGCTTGAGGGATGGAAATCATGGGGCCGTCTTTTAGTGACGGGTCTTTGGCCTTCTGAGCATCGCTGTAGCCGTACAGCAAGACTTCATCAGGTACGTCAACAATGCCGCCCTCACCAGATAAGTTTACACCTGTTGCTGCCTGTTCAGCTAGATCACGCCCCTCTTGGGACATTTGCTGACGCAGTGGAACAGAGGCTTTTTTAGGTTGCACTGTGACCGTGCCATCATCAGCGCGTGGAATTATTGGGCCAGCAGTGACGGGTACGGCTTCTGTTTTTTTAGCTTCGGCTTGCCGTGCTTGCGCTTGACGTATTCTGGCCGCTCTAATTCTTTCTTCTTTTGTCATAATTAAAGCCCCAATTCATCCATACGTTTTTCCCAAGCATCAAATTGATCATCCGTTAAAGTACCAACATCAATTTCACTTAGTTCCGCAGCCAACATAGTAGTGAAATCATAATTTGTTCCAGACTGTCTTCGCAACGCTTCTTGGCGGCGTTCTTCTAATTCTGCTTCTTCAGCAGCATCCTGCTCGGCTTTTTTGTATTTTTCCCAGTCTTTAAGGGTCGTGTCACCTTCAGAAAAGAAATACGCTTGCTCTAAGAGGTATGCAGAAAGTTTTAGCTGTGCATCTTTTTTTCGATCAATCCAATCTATTAAAGCTGGCCCTGCCATTGTTTCTGGAAGCGCCACTCTCAACGCAAGAGTTAATTCTTCTTGGCTAAGAGCGCCAAACGTAACAGAACCAACCACATCCAAGCCAAGCTCTCTTTGCACTTGTCTCAATGCAATTGTTGACGCCTTCCAATCGGGCAGGAAACTTGCGAGATAACCAGTGGTTGCACCTTCTTCAGCAACCAATCTTCTTGCTTCATCAAGATTTGTAATATTTTCTCGTATTCTGCCGACTTTTGTAAAATTGTCTCTGGACATATCCACTGTAAAGGTAGCCGCTCGTCTTGCACCCGCTCTGTTGCCTTGAATTTCAATGCCACGCTCTTCTGCTATTCTAATCGCATCGGCGCGTTCTTGACCCTCTGGCAATAATTGCCCCAACCCATTTCTTACAGTGACAGTATTGTCAGTAAGAATCGAAACAACAACGCCACCGTCGAGAATTTTGCTAGACTTAACTTCGGCTGCGTCAACAGAATCTGCTGGTGGCTTCCAACCTTCTGGTGGGACTGTCACCCACCCATCTTCTTGAAACAATGCAGCATCTGTAGGATTTTTAATAACAGCAGCGTCTTGCCCTATTTTATAAAACTTTTGTTCTTTATATGTGCTGCCTGTCCCAGTTGGCTTTTCATAAGGCGAAACAGTCTTGCCTTCTTTTTTCGCCGCTTGAATTTCTGCTGATGTTAGAACTTGTGCCACACCGTCAACCATGACGTTGGTGTAGCCACCCTTGCCAACAGCCTTCGGCGCAAGACTTGGCGCAAGGGACATCGCCGTAGAGGCCACTTTCTGGTCTCTGTCGCGCTTCTCTTTCTTTTTGGCAGTCAGGTAGTCAAGCGGCACAAGGCCAGCCCCAACAGCCGACCCAAATAATGTGGAACCCGGCTCTGATGCCTGCTTGCCCATTTCCAGAAAGTATCGCAGGGAAACCTCCCAAGGATTGGCCTCTTCAACGGGGGCGTACATGGCGCTGGCTGCGTCAAAGGCTTTTTGACCACCCGAAGAACTTTTTGCAAGCATTGCCAACGCACCCATTAATTCTTTATTTGGGTTTGTTCCGCTTACGCCATATGTTTCTTCTTCCATGCTCTACCCCTATGGTACTTTTGTTGGAGTTGGGTTCATCAATTTATACGCGCTGTACAGGCTACCCAGACCGCCAAGTGTCTGGCCGTACACCGAGGGATTAGCAGCCATCTGTGTGCCTGTCTGATAGCCTCTTGACGCCTTAGAGTACGGAGTTTGGGCCAGCGTACCCAGAGCAAAGTTAAGCTGCTCTGCTGGATAATCCCGCTGATCCAAATAATCAGCATAGGCCAAATCAAGCGCCCGTTGATCAAGCAGGCGTGTGGCCTCGCCAGATGTAATGAGACCCTGCGCCGTTTGCGCCTGCAAGTCAGCCGCCAGTGTGCCAGCCGATCCGTATGCATCCATTTGGCCGCGCATTGCCGCCTCATCCGTTTCGTACGCACTTCTGAGCGCGTTTTCTGCGCTGAACCTGTTGGCACGTTCCGTGTCAAAGCGACTAGCGGCAAAGTCTAACGCCTCGCGGCCTGCCGTGGCTCTGAGGTCTCCAGCGGCCTCTGTGCCGCCCGTACCCAGTTCAGCCTCCACTAAGCCAAGACGTGAGCCGAAGGCACCACCTCCCCGCGCTGCGCGGCTTCTGGCTTCGTTCTGAGATCGAATGGTTTGCTCTTCAATTTCGCGCACCGCAGGGTCCATCGCGCCTTGGTAGATGTCCATATAAGTTGGAGCATATTCACCAGTTGGATTTCCTTCATCATCAAGAATTGGTTGAGCAGCGTCCATGCTAAATGGATCGCCCAAAAGCTCTTCGCGTGTTGCGGCGTCATAGCCTTGGCCCAACTTTCCAGCTATACCCTCATATTTTGTTAAATACGGCTGGAAGGTCTCGTTCATAGAACCAAGAAGGCCCAAGCCCTCTTGCTCTTGAATAGTTAATTTATTCGTACCATCGCTAATAAATGAGCTTTCATCACCGACTGATGGATTAAACGTATCATATGTCGCAATGCGATCACCCGAATATATTGGATAGTCGGACGCTGCAATTTCTGCTGATTTCTCAAACAACGATCTGCCAGCGGAGGAGACCCAAGATGGAACTTCATCTGCGCTATATGTGTCAGATGAGCTTGGTAGCTCCGAATATGATGGTGTGCAGAAACTGCCCATTTAAGCCTCCGTAAACAGTGAGCCGACTTTGCATAATCCAAGCCGCTCGTAAAATTTATCTTTGCGATCTATATCGCCAGAATAGACGTGACCTAACTTGACTGGGACGCCAGCCTCCTGACCAATTTTCATAAACTTCTTAATCAGTCGGGTGGCGATGGTAGACTTTCTGTGCTGTCGATAGACGAAAAACCACTTATCAGCCAGATACTTTTTATCGCTCCACCAGTCGGTCATTTCTGCGCCACCAATTGATCCAATAATTCTGCCGTCTATTTCAGCGACCAGAACAACGCCATCGTGAATGGCACGGCTGATTGCTGCAACCATCTTGTCAGATCGGACAGGCGACACATCGTGAACTGTTTCGGAATGCATGACGTGCAGCATCCCGTACAGTGCGGATATATCCAGAGGTGTCGCCGTTCTGATCAACATTAGCCCATGCCGCCGAGTGCGCCCATTTGTGGCTCAGAAGCCATCTGACGGGGCATAGGGGCTTGTCCACCGCCTGCGCCACCCTCTATTGCCGCGATAAGCTCTGCAAGCTCTGGAAGCAGCTTCATAAGCACTGAAGCTATTTCTGGTGTGATAACGCTGTCGAGCATTGCAAGTTCTTGCTCAGACATTGATCCAAGACGCTGAACAAGAGCAGCCGCGATTTCTGGCGATGCTTGGCCCATGTCTTTTTGTGGGCGTTTTTCCTGCCGCATATTAGCGCCACGCATTTCGGGCATTTCGGGCATTTGATCGGGTTCCATTATATTTCCTTTGTTTTGTATAAAACAGACCAGTCAGTTTTTTCGCAGAAGAAGCCAACCGACCAGCAGATTGGTTCCAGAATTTTTCGATAAATCTTGCCCAGATAGTCGGGCTTGTCACGCTTGCCGTAGATATAGGCAATTTCGTTGGCTCTGTGTTGGGCTAGGTGACGCCAAAGTTTAACGCCTCTGCCTTTACGCATTTGCTTCACAACGTGTACGGCCCATACGTGATATCCATTGACGTGCTGAGTTGTCAGGTAATCTCTGGTGAAGCGATAGTCCAACAGCACATTCTGCCTGCTCATTACGCCCTGCCGCTGTAGTTCGTTGCAGATCACACGGCCACCAATGGACGCGCCGATAAAACCGCCAATTGGGCCACCAATGGCTGTACCAATTGCGCCACCGATCCCAGCCTTTACGCCGCCCTTTACAGCGTCACCTGTATCTTCGCCTGCCAACAACCCGCCAACCGTGCGACCTATACCGTAGCCTGCCCCAGCATACCCATAATTTGTGTTTCCGCCGGGAACCACAATTTCAGAACCGGGCAACATTGATTTACCACCAGACTTAATGGCTTCACCAAAACCCAACCCACTAGAACCGCTCATCAAACGGCCAACTCTACCGCCATACATACTGCCCAATTCGCCAGCCGCTGCGATCTTCATTGGCCCCATGTCAGTTGATTGTGCGTTTGCAGTGCGTGGCGAGGCCATCATTGTTTCGCCGTTAAGAGTTGTGCCACCAAAGTCTGGCACAGTGGGAAACGTGCGTGTGCCTGTCTTGACTGGCGTTACAAACTCATACATTGGCATCGCGGCAGTGCCGTAAACGTCTTGAAGGCGCAATCCTTGAGCAAGCTCTGGGGCTGGCTGGGACTGCATTTGGTAGACATCGACTGTCTCCATACCGTCCTCTGCTGGCAATGCCCCTAGATTGCCATAGGGGTCTGGGAGAGCAATCCCACGCTCATCTGTCAGGGCGATGCCATTTGCGTCATACTTAACGCCATTGTTGCTTGCTAATAGTCCAGCAGCAACGGCTTGATCCATAAAATCACCACTAAATGCCATCAGGTTATCTCCAATAGTGAAGCCACAACGTGAAGCCTGTTGGCCGTTGCTGCTGTGACCTTAATTATTTCGTCTTCTTGTACGACCAAGGGGGCCGTTAAAAGTTCAACAGTTGTGTTCGCCGCCACTGCCTTCACCTTATATAGCGAAAACACGGCTGCGGCAACGTCTGTAATTGTGACCGTAATTGTATCCGCATTCCCACTGTCTTCGGAAACTAGGATCGACTTGATCAGAGTGGTGGTTGCGCTGGGCGCGGTGTACAGTACGGTTGCCCCTGTGGTTGTCAGATCGACCTTGGCATTTTTATAATTATTAGCCATTATCCCATAAACCACGCTGTAGCTTCGGCCTGCTCTACAGCCGTATTTAGGCCGACAGACGCCGCAAAGTATGTCGCCTGCTTTTCAAGCTCCAGAGTATTAGTTAGCCGCGCCATGTAGCCCTGTTGATATTGTGAGGGTGGGCTTGGCAGGCGCAATACTGCGAGGGGTGATGTACTCATCTTGGGCCTTCCTGTCTTGCATTGACGCGAAAGTCGCCAAGCTGCCAGTCATCCGAAGTTCCTGTACTCTGAAATTTCAAGGCAATCTGGCGACCCTTTGCGCGAGTGCTGACGTTCTGCGTTGTTGACGTAATTGCAAACGGCCCTTTCACTGTTTCAGATGAATTTGGATATTTGCGCGTGTTCATATACACAGCAAGATTTGTATCTGCTGTCATTACTGCGTCAGGAACAATTCTATCGACCATGTACAAATCATTTCCCTCGGCTGTAATTTCGCGGGGCGAACCTTCAATAAATGCATTCATAGCCGCACCATTGGCGCTGGTGCCTGTCTCATGGTCATAAAGGTATCCATCAGGATCGAATGCGAAAGGCTTGTTGCGTGAGCCAAAGCTATCCGACCAAACGGTTCTGTCCATTGTGCCAATTGTCCATGCATTTTCTGCGTAATTAAACGTAATATAACTGTCGTTTTCTGGATTTATTTCAACAGAATTGTCAGTTGAAACATAGAACCAAGTGATTTCTTTAAATGCCTTGTTGTGTCCCACAACAACTTTATCAAAATATCGATCCTGCAAGCGATTAAATAAATAATACTGAACAGAGCATGGCAATTCATTAACCACACCATCGTATTTAAAGAAATTACGCTTGCCCATCCAGAAGACATTACCATCAATGCTAATCATTGCATTCATTCCAGCAGCGCCACAATCTGTTGCCAGCAGTCGGAATGCAAAAATAAATGGGGGGCCAACGAAGGTCATGCCATAAATTGCTTCGTCGGTGGATATGATTGTCTCCTCACGCGCCGAGATCATCGCCACTATTTTTGTGCCGATTTGCAGTCTTTGATCACCAGCCGTGTTGAGTGCCGTTGGCGCAAATTTCGTGAAGTCTTCCTGCGTGGACCACCGCACTAGCATTTCGTCCAGCGCACCACTTGATCCATCTGAGGCGTCATAGACACTGGCCCCACCAACCACAAAGTGCCGATCTGGAAACGATACGGTGGTGGTTCTGGCAATTTCTGGAACACTTGCGGCATTTGCAAGGTCAGACACTAGGGACGCCCGTGTTGTTGGCCCAGACGAAGTATCCCAATAGTAAATTGCGCCACCCCTGATCGTTGCAATTAAATCCTCGCCCCACAAGTTTAGGCTCCACAGGCTGTTGTCCAGATTAATTGTATCATCCGTAATTGCTCTGGCCGTTCCCCAAGTGCTTTCTCCCCAGCCGCCAACGCCCCAGCCAAGTGCGGGGTCAGAGCTTTGAGACCCAAGGCCAGCCGCCGCTCCAATTAAATAATTAATAACAATTGCATTTCCACCGCCAGCCGACACGGTTGAGGTGGCTGCGCTGCTGACAGTAATGCTGTAGCTGTTTGTGTTAATAAACGTAATTTGATAGCCAGCTTTTTGATTTAATTGATCGGCTGTGACGCCGCCTATTGCCGCCGCGCCTGTAATTGCAATCCAGTCGCCGTTAACGGCACCGTGGTTGCTGTCTGTTATGGTCACCGTTGTGCTTTCATCCGCTGTGGCAAATGGAGCTATTAATACTTGAGTGACCGTTGCGCCACTGTCATGGGCTGCGGCTGACGTGCTATTTGTTCCTCTGGTGCATCCAGTTAAAGTTAGGGTGCTGATGCCAGTGTAGGTTATAATTTCGCCGTCAATCTTAATTACGCCAGCAGCTTTAAAGCCAGACACGCTCGTTAAATCAATTGCAGTTTCGCTATCGTCCAGTGCCTCTGTGGTTGTGGTTGTGGCGTTTGTGCTATCACGAAGGGGCGTGATGTCGTACAGCACACCGCCTTGGACGATGTATAGATGGTTGTGCGTTCCCACCGCGATCCTGTCCACACCATCGACAAACGCCCTCCAGAAAATCATTTTTCTGCCAATGCCTGTCAGAGTTGTTTCGGTGCCAGTAATATTACCAGACGCATCAAGCTCGTTAATTTGTTCTTTTTGCCAGCCGCCAATTTTTTCTGCGTATCCATTTTTAAATCGAACCAGATCGCAGTCAACGTAGAACGGGCCGTTTTTCCCAGCAGAATATTCTGTGGTGTCTTTTACAATGCCAGCGTTGTATTTTAGCAATTGCAGCGGCATCAGAACATGGTCTCAAAATGTGGAGCATCGATAAAGGGCCTACGTCCCTGTGATCTGCGAATGTCTATATAGCTGTTCATAGCGTCCTCTGCGCTACCCTCCCAAGCACCTAGATCATTAACAGTCCACGCAGCGCCCCAGCGTAGCTTTACGCCCACAGCCTCTGCGCCTTCTTTCATAGCGTCTGCAATTTCATCATAGAGGTTCAGTTCCCATCTGCCGCCATCGCAGTAAGCCATCAAATCAACGGCGTTACCGTCAATGTGTTTTGACTTCATGGTTTGCGAAGCCCCTTTTGCAACCAAAGCACGTTGTTCGTCTATTGTTCGCAATCCGCAAATTACCGAAAAGTCTTGTTTGGTAACACCGATAGCGTACTTAACAACAGCCACCATTTTTTCGTCTACACCGTCCAGCCTAGATAGACTTCGTTTGCTTAACTTGTAGCCCATAATTATTTCCCTGCATATTTACTGATTGCCCGATTTCCGAACCAGAATGCTAAAACTGCGCTCATAAGCCCAGCCGTTTCTTGATCCCACATTTTGTCAACAGCTTGCATCCAATCGCCACCAGCCTGTGTGACCTTCACCATGATTACAACTTTTGTGGCAATGAATAGAGCAAAAAACATATAAGTGATAACGGGCCGAACGGACCCACGTAAGGCGTTGATAAAACCTCCAGCGTCGATAGAACTGTCATGTAAATACAACCCTTTCGTTTCTTCAATGTCAGCTTGTTTATCCAACTCAACCAACTTCATTTCTGAACGTTTTTGCGCTAGTTCTGTCTCGATTTGCATCATTTCGATGCGGTGCTTCTGCTGCTGATTGGCCTTGAAGTAATCAAGCACAGACGGCAGAAACGATGATCCGAAGCCCAGCAGGCTTCCCAATAAAGCCATCATGTTTTTTCTCCATTAATGAAGATGCCAAAACAGCCAGTGAGTGCGCCCATACAGACGCTAACCAACCCCGCTTGGGCATTTGTCACAAGATCGGGTGGAATGGACATAAACCAGTGAACACTTTGATACGTTAGCACCGTGACAGCCAGCATCATCAGGCGCGGTAAAACTTTGAGTTTATCAAACGTCTCTGGTGTCATAGTCTTACCCCATTTTTGTTAGTACAGTCATCAGCATTACGATTATCGCCGCACTGGCACCGATCATAATCGCCTCCAGACGCTTTACCCTCGTAAATAGCTCTTTGTGCTGTATGGTCACCTCTGTGCGTAAAGACGCAAAGGTGACATTTAGATCATCGATGCGCTGATGGGCGCTGCTGACTGTGCGTTTGTCCATTACGTCACCTCAACCCAACTCGTTGTATCTTCGTTCCAATTGTACATTTTGTCATCATCAGGGTACGCAACAGGCGGTTCCCACAAACAGGTTGTTTCGTTGAGCGTCCAACTTGGAAACGGCTGTGGTGTATAAAAAGCATCACGGGTGCTGTCATAAGTGTAGCCAATACCAGCAAAGTTTTTGCGTAGTGGTGTGTTGCCTAAAGTGTGTTGACCGCCATGCGTATTGTAGCTGGTCTGAACCCATGTACCTGACTGAGTGTCAATAAAATCTTGTTCTGCCACAATAACTTGTGTTACAAGTCCATCAATTATTTTTGCAAAATGGCTCATATTGCATACCTTATGATAACTGTTCCAGAGCCACCTGCCGCACCAGAGCGTTGCCATTCTTGGCAACCGCCACCGCCGCCGCCTGTATTAGCTGATCCAGCCGTTGGATTTACTGTACCAAGTGCTGGGTTATTTTCACTAGCTCTCAGGCCACCATTGCCACCGCCACCCGATCCCCCGATATTCAATATATTATTGTTAGGTACGTTTAGACTGTAAGTCCCGCCGCCACCGCCGCCAGCTCTTGTAACTGACGAACCAGTAATTACAGAGGCTAAACCTGCACCCCCAGCACCTCCCTGCTCAGGATTGGTCCCCTGCCAGTCGCCAATTGTGCCTTGGTTGTTTGTGCCAACCGCTGATGCACCGCCGCCGCCGCCTCCATGCGGAACACCCGCCCCCGATGAAGTGGACTTACCTCCAGCAAAACCTTGCCCAGACGTACCCGCACCACCAGCAGCACCACCATAACCAGAGCCGCCGCCAGAGCCGCCTGCCGCACCTACAGTTGCGCTGGACCCATTTCGCCAAGAAGCACCACCGCCGCCGCCTGTAGATGTCACAGAATTAAATGAAGAATTTGAGCCGTTGGCTCCAAAACCACCATTACCATTTCCGACTGATGCCCCTCCTGCGCCACCTGCGCCAACGGTTACGGTATAATCCCCAGCACTTACACTCATTCGGCTTTCGGTAGATGCACCGCCACCAGTATTTTCTGATCCAACAGAAGAACGATAACCGCCAGCACCGCCAGCACCTGAGTGCTGGGTTCCACCACCGCCACCACCAGCAATTATTAAAAATTCAATATCGGAAGATTCGCCAGAGTTTACTGTAAAAGTACCACTACTTGTAAACGTGTGGATTTTAAAACCCCCTGCTTCAGTGATAGTTCCGCCAGTAGCATCTAATCCACCGCCGCTTGTAAAAGCACCGAAACCTAAAACTTGATAACCAAAGCTCATTGCTCAACCTCACGCATCATTGGCTGCATCTGTTGTGAAGAATAGTTTAATGCCCAACAAACGAGACACGCCAGTAAATGTATCGCCTCCCGCATTAGCATCTCTAAATATTTGGAAATAAGATTGCGTATCAACAGCAGCATTTGTAAGGGTTACGTCCCCGCTAACAGCAGAAACCTGTTGATCTTCTACCGTGCCTATCCCTGCGTCTGTAACCGTTACGGCTGTACCAAACGCAACATCTATAGTGGCACCATCGGCAACCGAAACGCCCTGCAATCCCCATATGCAATCCCCAGTATTTGTGGTGCTAGGTGTCCAAAATACTTGAAATTTTATCACTCCTTCATTCCAAGACTTGGGAAATCCGATTGAGAACTGAGCAAAGTCATCTGCATCGGCTGCAAAATCTAAGACTTTCATGTCAGGCCGTAACGCAGTTGTTTCAACTTGAGTGAGGTCTGAGCATGGGTTTGTCGTGCTGGGATACATTGCAGCGGCAGGAACCCAAATAGTTTCCAAGCCAGCAACTTTGACTGCTGCACCGCCAGATGTAATATTGCCTACAACAGCTACATTTGTAGTGCCTGTAGGTATTTCAAGAACGTCAGCATCAGCATCATTTTTAATGGTTACATCGTTAGTGCTACCCTGTCCTGTAAGAATAAGACCTTCTGCTGCAGTGTAACCAATAGCAGCATTATCACCAGCCGCCGTGTCACCAGCGGGTTCTACTGTGCCTGTAGCAATCACATTGCCTGTTACTGAAATTCCTGACGCACTTGTCGCCATTTTAATTGCATTGTTATGGTATAGAGAAACTGCACCATCAGCTTCAAAATACCCCATTGTTTCACCAGTGTGCTTACCAATGGTCACTGCGGCATTGCCACGAAGGATTAGCCCTCCGGTTCCAGCGTCATCTACATAGCTATCAGACCCATCATGATAAATCTGCAAATCAGACCCAGCACCAAACATTGCTTTAGCACCATCAGGAAACAGAATATCATCAGTGCCTGTAGGTACAGTAAACACCACAGCATCTGCGTCATTCTTCAATGTAATATCTGAGGTAGAACCCTGACCTGTAAGGATTAAGCCTTCAGCCGCCGTGTAACCAATAGCAGCATTATCACCAGCCGCCGTGTCTCCTGTGGCGTTTAAAGTGTCTCCTGTTATGTCACCAGCCGCGACCAGATCATCATCAACAAACAAATCAACAACAGACAGGGCCGCGAAGGTATCAATGACCGCGCCACCAGAGCCAGCACCATCGGTGTAGACGCACTTTGTCTGGCCGTTGGCAATCGTGATGTTTGCTCCAGAGCCGCTAGTTATAATAATGTTTTGCGATCCGCTGGTGGCGTTGTGGATGTACCACAGCTTGGACACTGTGAATGTCGAGGCATCGCCGCCAGATATTGTGATTGTACACGCGCTGTCTAGCGTCCCTGTGTACTTCAGCACCATTGCCCTGCCAGCGTCTGCTGCGCCGTCAGCTATAATTGTGGCGTGGGTGTCAGCGTTTGTGGTAATGGCCTCTGTGGCGTAACCAAAGGCATCCCCAATTAGCTCAAGGTTTGTGTTGGTGACTGTTCCCCATGCGCCCGACTGGTCGCCAGTCGCCATCTCATTGAGGCGTAAGTCGTTTACATAAGTTGAAGCCATATCAATCTATCCTAATTATCGCATTGCTTGCAGTGGCCGCAGGGAATACAATTTTAAAGGTTCCTCCAGCAACCGTGAAGTCGCCACCAAAGTCCAAGATGGCAATTGCCAAGTCGCTCTCGGTGTCATTGTAAATCATCGCTCCACGCGCCGTGAATGTCGCGCTTGTCCAGCTTGGATCATCCGCATCAAAGCAGCCACTAGTGCTGTTGTTAACGACTGACGCATTCGCAAGCGTTACACCGCCCGTGGTGTATCCATTTCCGTTTGCCACTTCATTAATCCCAGACGAGGCGTAGGCAGTTGTCGCCGCCCCAAGGCTTGCTGAACTGGTAAATAGGGCAATTTTAATTGTGTCGCTGTCGAGATCATGCAGCCCCAGCATTACATCTCGCTTGAACTGCGTACACATCGCTTGTGTGATAGCCATTATATGCCTCCGTTGTATTCTGCTGCGTAATCGCGTTGCATCTCTTGTACCTGAGATTGCACCGCCTCGTCAAATTGCGTTTTATATAGTGACAGCGTCTCTGGCGCTTTTAAAAACGCAGACGCCTCGTAAAGAGCCGCAGCAAGCATAACCGCAGGCGCGTTGGTGTCTATCCATGTATTGGCATTAGACGAACTCAGGCCCGTCTCAGGCGCTATGAAGTCCACGCTGTAGGCCAAGGTGGATGACGGCGTTGGTGCCAATGTAATGACTGTCCCAGACGTTCCCGCGCTGTCTGTACTGTACATTCGCGGGGTGCCTTGTGTTGTCGAATTAGGCCAGTAATCTCGGATGTAAGAATCCACTCTGTGGTCAAGATACGTCACAACATTTGTGTCGGTAATTGATACCTGCCTAATCATCCGCGCCGTGGGAATTGTGTATGACGCCGTGCCTGCCACAAGATTGGCCGCAGCAGATGTCGAGCGAAAGCATGGCAGATTTGGCAGTCGCTGGAAAACCATCTCTTCAGCCTGTGCGATGATCGTGTCAATTGACGCGACGAACTCTGCTGAGTCATCCTCTAAGAAGTCTTGGATGTTGGCCTTTAGTGTTGTGTAGCTCATTTTATTCGCCCCATCCATCTTCTCCCCAACCGTTTTGACCCCAGCCAGTAATTTCAACACTTTCGCTTCCGACAGCGCCCGTGCCAGCAACTCCAGCCTCTGCAATGGAAAGCTCTAGAGCCTCTGCCCCAACCGCTCCCGTGCCACCAACGCCAGTTTCAGCGATAGATATTTCCAGAGCCTCGACGCCCACGTTGCCCGTGCCGCCACTACCAGATACGCCAGTGACATCTACAGCAAATGCTGCCGTTCCTATGCCGCCCGTTCCAGCCGCCCCTGTCGCCTCTGGGCCATACTCAAAGTCTGTGAAGTCTAGCCGTGCAGTGCCGCCTGCGCCATACACGCCGCTCCCCGGTCTCTGCCTTGGGTCTAGAAACGGGTCGTAATTAAATCCAACGAAAAACGTGACATTTTCGGGATCGTTGTCGGGCCGTGGATTAAATAGGGCCGTGGCATCGACAACATTTTTAGCAGGCGTAAGCTGCGGTTGTTTTGGCTCCCAATCTTCTGGCGATACGCGCAGGCCGTCCCAAGTTGTTTTTAATTGCGTATAGGGAATTCGAAGGCCACTTCTATCGCTAATCGCTTGAGATTTTTTGCCCCGTGCGTATTTTGCCATCAGGATAAATTCAGCGCAGTTGGCTGAACCCTCAGACTGACGCCATCATTGTCAGACGCCGCCGCAAACGTGAATGCCCTCTCGTAGATTTCGTTTAATATTTGAAACCTGTCGGGGGCGTTTTTCAACGCCAGCTTGCTTGCCAGCCCCGCGCAGATGCAGTCAGACCAGCGGTACGGTACGTCAGCGTCTTGATTGCTGGCCGTGATATCATCTAGCTGATTTACTGACCAATAATTCAAGCTGTATGTGGTCACGTCTGGTATTTGCCAGATGTAAAGCAGGGGCGTGTATTGCTTGTCCAGCATATACTGGCTTGGCTTGCCCGAAGATGTTTTGTTTGGAAGTTGATTGTAGTCGGCAATCGACACACGATTTATGATTTGGTCAGACGTGTCCGTGCCTGCGCTATCTCTAATGACGGCGTCCATGATGTCTATAGTGCCAACAGGCAGCGTGTAGGGCGTTGTCTGGCCGTTCACCAGTGTTAACGTCTGTTGCTTGACCGCCCAGTAATTAATGCCTCGGTTGGCCCACTCACTAAATAACAGGTTTAGGCTGCGCCTTGCCGACACAGCCTTGTATCCTGTTTGCGTCTGTGGATCGATCCCACACCGCTCGTAAGCCTCCGCGATGATTTCTTCAACATCTGGGCGAAACGCTACTGTGTCTGAAGTCGCCATGCTGCGCCCCTAATTAATATTTCTTCACCGCTCGGATGATCACTTGGTATGCATCACCAGCCGCGCCAGCCCCAGTTGTTGTAAACTTGATGTCTCCAGTACCGTTTGCACCATATGATGCGGTATTAGGCAAGCCACCAAATCTCTCAAAACTCTGATAACCCTGCTGATCTTCTGCCAGATGCATAACAATTATGTCAGTATCAGCGTCTGCCAATACTTGAACTGTCATGCCGCTTAGAACCCAGTGACATTCAATTATTTTAAGGCCCGTGCAAGTTGCGCCATCCGCACTTGCCACCAAGGCAGACACGTCTATTTTTGACACTGCGCTTTCGTTACCACCATCGACATATTGATATTGGAATGCAAGAACGCATTCATGTGTGTTGTCGATGATTGTAGTCGATGTTGTAATATCAGCCATATCAATCTCCTAGATTGTGGAGCGGGGGTTGCCCCCCGCCAGATTGATTTATTCAAACGGTGTCGCAAGTGTCGCGTCACCTAACAGGAATGCCGCGCAATGCCAGCGCGTGGCCGACTGAGCGGTAAGCGTGATCTGGCCTCCAGAAAGCCACCCCTGCTCTACTGCGCCCAAATCAATCGTGTCATCGTTAGATTGATCTGGAATAAACGTGTTGGTGTCTCCAGCCGTTGCGGGGTCTGATAATATAGCAAACCCAGAATACAGATCGGCGGTAGCGCCCGTATTAATCTGGCCTGCGCCAGTGAATGTTGTTCCCACTATAAACGTGTATTGCTCACCGCTTGCCGCTGCGGTTAATTCTGGAAGCGTAACCACAATTCCTGCCGCCCTTGATAAAATAAACGTGGTTCCTGACTGGGCGGCTGTGACGGCGTAGGTTGCATCTGTAATTGTTACGACTGACTTAATGCCTGTCGTGGCTCCCGTGACCGCGAGGGTTCCAGCGATGGTAACATTGCCGCCAATTGTGGCGTCATTATTATATGTTGAATTTGTGGTGTAAGCGCCTGTGGTGGCGTTTTTCGTTACGTCGATAAAGCCGTTTTCAGAACGTACCGCACCTGTAAAAGTAGTTGTACCCATGATGATCTCCTGTCTTGGGTTAAAGTCAGGCACGGGACGCACCTGTCAGGGATGTCGGCACAATACAACAGGTCTGAACAAAAAGAAAGGGCGATCCGAAGACCGCCCTTTTTTGTAACGCTAACGGCGTTAGTGTTATGTTTCGGCGTTATCTATGACCCAATCATCGGTAAGTGTTTCGTTTATTTCCCCATCGTTTTCTGAAAACATATCAGGTTCGTTCATTTCCAATTCTTCTTGCATATACTCCTCTAGTATGTGTGGTTCATCCCACTCATACCCATGCTCACTGGGTGTACCATAAGTCTCGCGCAACCAATCTTTTACGTCCTTAACCCGAACCTTGATCTTAATTGTTTTTGTGCGTTGCACATTGACCGTTGCAGTTACATTGATTATTGCCATTTTTTTCTCCTTTGGATTTTTAAATGGGGGCGCGTGGCCCCCGCTTTGATTAACGGCCGAATGGAGAACGACCCATATCTTCTTCGATGAACTTATCTTCCCAGCCGCGATCTTCCCAATAACGATTAGCAGCCGCTTCATTTGCGCGATCAGCAGCCATATCTGCTTCGGTTTCTGCTTCTATTTCTTCATACGCTGAACGAAAAACCCGAAGCTGCGATGTCAAATCGTAAATGCTAACTTCGTCAGCAGCTTCAAAATGACAATTATAATAATTGTTCAACTCTGGATCATCTGTTTCAAAAACATAACGACCAAACTCACAATCAGCAAATTTGCCGACCACAAACCATGTGTCGCCGTGAAGGGCGCTGATCTCATAATCTGCGCCGTTTTTTACTGCTTTAAGTTCCATTTTTGTCTCTCCTCTGTTTCGCTTATGATTGATATAAGGGATACAGTCCAGAATACAATAGACAGATACAAATAAAATGCATTTTTATTTAAAATAAAAAAAGGGCGATCCGAAGACCGCCCCAGTTTGACCCAACAGGAAGAGAAGATTGGGTTGTTTATGCTGCGCCTTCGGTGCCAAATACGCCGCGCCAATCGGTGAAGCCAAAGCTATATCTTTCGCGTACCTTGTAACGGACGTTGCCAGTCTCAAAGTCACCTTCCATGCCCTTTTTCATCGCTGAACGGGTGAAGTGCTTCAGACCATCTGGAACGTCAGTTGTAATGAAGAACGCATCAGGATCGGTCAGACGGCGCATGATGTGATAGCCCTTGGGCAGATAACCACCAGCCTTAATGGCGTTGATGTCGTTATCGGCTGTACCAACGCGAAGCTGGCTTTCCAACAGGCGCTCTGCGGTAAACTGATAGGCAGTTGGAATAACCAATTGCATACCCTGTGCCGCAATACGAAGGCCACGATCATCTTTCATGTCGCTGATGTTAATCAGGATCGACTCAAGAGATGTCTCGGACAGATCAGCCGCCGTGGCAAGCACGTTAGACTGAACGCCGTTCTGTGTTGGGTGCGATGCACTCAACAAAGTTTGACCGTCACCACCAGTGTATCCAGCAGTCTGAGAGAAGTTTAAGACGTTTGCAGCCTTAATCTCTTTGGTCGATGCCATAGACCGTGCCAGCGCCTTTGTGTAACGCGAGGCAAGCGAACCATACTGACCGTCCTCTTCAGCTTCCTCAGTGATTGAGAACGCCAAGGCGACAGTTTCGTGCTGATAACGCGCAGTCCACTGTTGGCTTGCGCTGTCATAAGAGACCGCTCCACCCTCAGTTTTTGTTGGCGCTTGGCCGAAACCACTCAAAAGTACGTCTTCTTCGTAAGCCTTTTGAGAGCTATTCGATTCAAAGACGGCCTCGTATTCAGCGGGATAGCTGTCGTACTCAAGTCCAAAGAGAGTATTCAGACCCGGCTCTAGAGTTTTCGCAAAACTCGCTCTATTCATTGCCATTTGTCATGCCCTCCTTATATACCAGCGACATTGGTGCCAAGAAGATGCTCATTAATGGTCACCTCCATGACAGCATTTGCGCCGAATGCGTTGTCTGGAGTTTCATGCAGAGCAAGGATTTTACAGGTTGCGATGCCTGCTGCCATTGTTCCACTAATTTCAAAACCAGATTGACCAGTAATGGTCGAGCCTGCGCCTGCCACAACATCAGCGCAGTTGCCGATATTTGTTTGGGCGGTTGTGCCAGCAGACTGAACCTTAAACACAGTGTACGGATCGTCATACACATACGCGATAATGTCTGTCGCGGTTGTGCCTGACGGCCAATATTCACTGTATACATATGATCCGTCAGATGCTGTGTACGAACACCCATCAAACACACCAATGTTATTGGTTTCAGTTGCAGTGTGAGGTGTAAGCGTACCCGCAGCGATAACAATCACCAGATCACCCTTAAAGATGTTCTCCGCAAGCTCACTTGCGATGGTGTATTTGTTTGTGCGAGGCGCATTACCGCTCATGTGACGGATCGGGACAAACCCGAATGCGGCGTCTACATTTGCCATGTTTCGCTCCTATAGCGTAAAGATTAATCGCTCATGGCAGACAATTGCCTGCCGCGACTGGTTTCAGACTTGCGCTCTTGATAAAACGCCTGCCCACTACGCCGTCCTAACGCATCAAGTTCACCTGAGACTGCTTCATTTTGCTCTGTGTTTTTATTCTGCCAGAACGCCTTTTGTGAGGCGTGTTTTTGTTCTGGCATTTCACATAGCAACATGCCTTCAATCCCTACTGATCCTGTCCACTGTCCGTGATTGATCGTCGGAAACAACTTCTCTTTCACAGTGTCAGCGGAGCGTGGCTCCCAACCTTCGCGCATTCTTTTATACACGTTGTCGGGGGTGTCTTTCCCTTGAATCGAGGTTGCGACCCAGCGTTGGACATAGCCGGGACGGGCTTCTGGTGCGTCCAACAGTGCTGGTGGTTTCCACGCCGCTTCTGTGCGAGATTGCTCGTCGCGGGTGGAAGATCGTGATTGTTCTGCACGAACATTTCTTTTCTCAGGCATGACTATTGTTCCCTCTGTTGACGGCGAATTTCGGCTTCATATTTCTTGAGACCACGTTCATCGTTTATACCAAGTTCCCTAGCCATTCTAAGCTGCTCTTGCGTCATACGCACACGATTGCCCTTGTAAGCTGAAGACCCGCCCGTAGTGGGGGCGACTGGAGACCTACCTTTTGGCCTTTGCTTCGGACTTGGCCCTGACTTTAACTCAGGAAATACTTTTTGTAAACGTCCGTTAAGTTGCGAATAATATTCATCGCTATTCTTGTCGAACCCTTCCAAATCTAATTGCACATCTATGGCCCGTGCAGCGGCTGTTTCTCGTTCAAAACCTGTGGCATTAAACCAGTTATTTTGCTGCCACCAGCCCATTGCCTTCTCAGGTGGCTGATTGCCCTGCGCCTGCTGTTGGCGCTGTGGCTGCTGTTGTTGGCGTTGTTGCTGTCTTTGCACGTCCTGCCGCCGATATTGATCAGTGGCCTGTGCAACGCGCATTGCCGCTCTCATGTCGGCTATCTGCTCTTGGAAGTTAACTTGGGCGTCAGTGTCACCCTCCTCCACGGCCTTGTGCAGCGCCTGCTTGGTCTGCTGGTACTTCGCGTTAAACTCTTGCTCTGCGTTCTGCTGCGATCCCTGCTCAAGACGCTCTAGCCGCTTTTGCAGTTGCGCGTTATGTTCCTGTATTTGCCGCGCCTGTATTTCAGCCTCCCTGCGCTGCGATACGAGCTTGCTGATGCGCTTTTGCACCTTGGGGCCGTAGTCTGGCTCCTGCTCCTCCGCAACATCAGCGGCCTCCTCCTTGGCCTCTTTGACGGGATCGTCAGTGATTTCTATTTCAAAATCTTCTGGCTCACCCTTGGCCGCTTGGATTTCGGCCTCGATTTCTTCAAGAATTTTCTCTTGTTCTGACATTGCCCTACCCCAAATATGCGGCGACTTCGACGCCCTCTGGCAGAATAGACGTTAGCTCATCGTCATTCAGCAGAAGGAATTTCACGCCCTTTACAACAATTTTCTGACCAGCGTATTTACCGTAGGTCACGCGATCTCCGATTTGCGGCATAACGTCAGACTTCCAACGCTCCCCCGTGTCGCGGTCACGATATGCTAAATCACCCATCGCACAGACGGTGCCGTGGGCGGTCAGGTATTCCTCGTTGTCCTTTGAGGTGTCTGGCAGCAGAATGCCGCCTGCGGTCTTCATTTTTACCTGATTTGGCTGAACCAAGACCTTCCAATTCATGGGAA